CCCAAGTCTTTATATTCAGATATATCAAAACCTGAACCTTCATCAAAATCTTTTGCAAGTGGAAAGACTATTACGCTGAAATTTGATGGCGTTGTCTGACCGCCGTATACATCATGGAGTACTAATTTTGATTTAAAGCTTGTGTCTCCTACGTTTATGCTGCCGGCATCATGCATTTCTTTTATTACTGATAAATCAAATTTTAAGAGAAGCCTTGAATTTTCAATAGGTTTCGCTTCAGTGCTCAATGTAGACTCATTGTACAATTTAAACAAGTCAAGCGTTCCTGCCTGACCTACATTTGCGTCGGTTGCTCTAAATCTATTATTTATTATTTTATTTGTTATGTAGCTATCTTTACTAGCTGATAAAACTCTTTGCATTAGTTAATCCTGCCTATGATATCATCGTTGGAATGTCTAAACTCAAATATTCCTCCGCGAGGAGGAAAAAGCATGCCTCTGTCTAGATTTCTTATTGGACTATAAGATTCAAAAGAATATTGTCTATTTTCAAAAGTTCCAATTCTATTTAAAAACCTAATGCTGCCTATTGATAACACACCACGCGTATTTAAAATAATGTTTTCTATATCGCCAATCATGATTGGCTGATCAATTTGAAAATTTTCAATTTTAAAATATTTCTTAAGGCTACTATTAATTGATTGAATTACTGATTCTGGATTTGACATGGCATCTGTATTTACTGCGTATTTAAATGCAAGATTAATTATTTGTGCGTCTAAAACATCTACAGCGTCTGATATCAGTCTATACTGACTCAAATATAGTCTTAAGTTTTCTTTTAATACGTCGGGGGATAGAATTAATTTCCCCAAACTATCTCTAGAGATAATATGCAATTGAGCAGAGAGCGGATTTGATGGATTATCTCGAACAGAGACTCTAAACACTCTTCCAAAGTTAGACGGCATACTGTATACTCTTGCAATTAAATCTTCCCGAGTCACAACCCGACCTTGCGAAGTTTTAGCAAATATTGCAGTTGTTCTTAACTCATTAAGTGTGGGTTCGTTTTCACCACCTAAAGCCGGAAGTCTATTTGTAACTGAGAGGGTACTTCTGATTTCTGAAACTTGACTACTAGGTACACTTGAATTAAACTTTGTTATTAGCGTTTTTACTGATTGAATCTCGCCGGCTGGAACATTATTGTCTAGGCCGCCGCCGTGTCTATAAGTTATTGTCAACAATGTGTTTCTTGGACTAATACCTAATGTATTTGTCTCTAGCAGCGCGTTTGGATCAATTGATATTTTGGAAAATGTCTTTCTGTCTCCAAATAGCTTTATTGCATGATCAGAGGGATCTGGAATTATATCTTCATCAAATTTTAATTCATTTCCGGCACCAAACCTTAGTGTTGTTACACCTGAAGTTCTAGACCTAAACTTAATATATCTTTTTGGTGCAGGAATCACTCTAATCCTTTCTTGAACTAGTTCCGGATCCTTTCTAGTATTTTCCATTCTTTCATAAACTGTATCTTGTGTTAAAGATTCAACTTCGTGATACTTGTCTTCTGACGAGTCTATCACTGATATTATTTCTATTACATTTGTTTTTTCCAAATCTATTTTTCTAAAAGGTATAAGCTTATCTGGGATTGATATTTGTTGTACATGTGTTCTTGCACTAGTACACGTGCCTATTGTTGTCATTAACAATTCAGTAACTTCATTGGCGCTATTTGTAGAAAATATTTCGATGTCTGCGATGTAGTTGCCTAACTCATCTTTTTTTGCAAAGTCTATTGTGTCCAACAGCGTAAAAGAAGTTCCACCTTGACTTAAAAATATTGTTTCATTTAAAATTTTCGGTATGAAGATTGGATCAGGAACGTAATTAAAGCCGGCTCTTTTTCTTTTTCTGCTGCTGAATAGCGTCGGGAAGCGGGCTAGCTTCGCAGGAACTTTAATTCTTACTGTTACTTCTACAATTGAAGCCGATGGGCCTGATATTTCGATGCCAGTTTGTCTTATATGCGATTCAATATTTGATTCTTCAACAGCAGTCTCTAAAGAAAGTTCATTAAATTGATGATCCATGTAAAAAGACATGCTGTCACCTACATATGCTGCTATATCTATCATCATGCCGGCTAGTGATCCTTCTGAAAGGTCAATTATTTTATCACCGTAATGCTGTCTAGAAAAAGACTCCAGCTGTTTTCTAAAAGATTGAAAATCTTTTTGTAGATATGATACTTCTTTATGTTTTTTAACTTCTTTTTTAATATTTCTTGCCATTTGAATCCTCTTTTATTTATCCTGCGACCTTTAGCGTCACTTCTATAGCTTGATTTGATGCTTGCAATCTAGGAATGCCATATTTAACAAAAACAACTATCCCAAATAAACCGGATGAGTTTCCCGGATGTTGATAATCATTATAAACATTTGTTGATCGAATACTTTTACTATTTGAATCTAACCCCAAAGCGCGTATTTCTATATTGCTGATTTCTATAATAGGTAAGTATTTATTTGTTGTTACTGTTATTCTTCTTATCACTTCTGACTCAATTGAATCCAAGCTTGACGCGTCATATAAAAGTGACTTAAGATTTGCGCCCAGAGCCGCATTTCCCAATCTTTCACCAAAATTTGTGAGCATCAGGTTTCTTAAGTTATCCTTAATCTGATCTGCAGCATCAAAATGCATCTTGTATAAATCTTCACCATTCCGTCCAGCAGAAAACTCTAAAGGCGTTTTTATCCCAATCGGAGGATTAACAACAATCAAGTTGTCTGTTAGTTCTCTAGCAGTTACTAACTTTCCTGAACTTTTAAAACTAAATTTTTTTCTTGCCATGACAATCCTTGTTATACATTAGATATATATTCTTTTGTTTAAATTTGTTGTCATGTTAATTTAAAGTTTGTTAATTTGATTCGCCGAATATCTTTTTTGAAGCAATTGTTCCGCTTTCTGTAACGCTGTTTCCAGATCCAAGCCTACCGCCCAACTCAGCCGGTGCCATTAAGAGTGGAAAGGTTGCTGGGGTTATTTTGGCATCTTTAGCAAAAAGCTTTGTTGCGCCAGCCAACGCGATCGCAGTGTCAGCTGCTGCTAAGGCGGGTTTAATTGGGATTCCAAGAGGAGTAACAACGGTAGCAATTACATCAATGATTGTACCAAGCTGGAACAACAAAGCATTTGTTCCCGCGATGTCTGCACACATATCTTCTAGCAGCGGTCGTAACTCTGAATACAGTACATAGGGTTCGTTAACTGTGTTTATCTCATTATCATTGTCATTACTGACTGCTAATTCTATTTTTCCGCCTTGTTTAGCTTGTAATCGAGAAGTACCGTTAATATTTAATGATAAAAATTGCTGCCCGTTATTAATAGAAGATTTAATCACGACGTTGCCTTTAGCGTCCATGTTAAGAAAAGACTGTCCTATCCTATTAGTCAACCTTAATGAGTTGTCTGCTATCACTCTGTTATGATCAGCGTATGTTGCAAGACTTGATCCGCCTAACGTGTCTAAGACATTAAAAGAGGATCCGAATGTTTCGTCAATTGCGCAATTATTACTCAAATAGAGTCTTGCACCGCAATTTGTTGCGTCTGCATCTGTTGATAAACTGGGAGAGAATGGTCTATTTTTATCTAGAAGATTTCCTAGTTTATCTATTTCGTAACTTTCAAACTCTGAATGGAGTGAATCTCGGATTCCTTTAACTATTTCAACTGCGCCTGATTTTGCTGTATCACCTGTTGAGTTTTTTAGCTGGCTGAGCTCTTCTTTTTTTCTACCTACACAGAGGTCGATTGCAGGGGATAATGGGTATCTTCCTGGTAAGTTTGGCTCAGTAGATAAACCGGTTAAGTCTTTTCTATTTAAAGCATTTGTTTTAAATTTTTCTGTTGTTAAATGAACAAGTGTATTGTTTGATCCCAGTAACAATGCATCACCGCATTTTCTTCTAACGGGAGGTACGGGTTCTAGCGTAAAACCTTGTTTAAAAGAAAAAGAATCACTAACAAGTGTACTGTTATTTAAACCATCCGGAAGGTTATCCTGCGATGAATTGTCAAAGCTTGTATAAGCAGAATCAGATAATTCATTCGGTGCTGTATCTTCCAGTAAATCTCTTTTTTCTTTTTTATTTCTTTGTTCAGGATTAAGCTTTGAATCAATTAGAATGAACCTTTCAGCATGGGTATAGTTTACGTCATCTGTTTGCTTTACGCCTGTCTTTCTAGATATCCAATAATAAACGTCTCTTCCTAAAAATTCTTCTTTTAATAGCCACACATGTTCACCTGTCTTTATCGGTAAAGACAGGTGTGGGAAGAACGGATAACATATGACCGGCGGTTTACCTTTAAGTGATTCTGAATTGTCAATAATGTATGCAATCAGGCAATTCTTTGTCATTATTCCATAATCACTAGGATTAACAACTGGCGGGAGATTTCCTCTCCTAGCATTTAGATATACGTCAGGTTCACCAATGAATTCCTTGACAATTCCTGTTTGATAAAAGTATCCGGTACCGGAAGCATTGATACTTTTTGAACCGGTATTTTTTGTTGTAGGATCTTTGTCACTAACTTTTCGCTTAAGGCTTTTTCCTAAAAAACTCATTTTTAATCCGATATTTTATTGTATATATCATCATCAGATATCATGTTCGTGCTTTCTTGTTCTTTTGCAATAAGCTCAGCAAGTTTTAATATTTGATCATTTGACTTGCTCATTCTTTCTAGATACTTTGTCATTAAAGTGCCAAACTGGAGATGATTTGTTGAGTTTCCTTGCGTCTGTAGTACTAGATCAGTTAACAACAGGCCTGCAGTTGCTCTATCATCTACTGCATTTTGATATGATTCTTTCCAAAGTAACTTTTTTTTATCTGCTGTGTTCTCTAAAGAATCTAATAGCTCAGAAAACTCTTTTATTTTTTCTTCTTTTTTTGATTCTAAATCTGACACAGCTACCTCTTGAAAAGAACATATTCATCGTTACTTTTTGCTAATTCCCTATACTGTTTTCTAATACCTGACATTGCAACTGAGAGTTGTTTGGGGTTTAAACCAGATATCTCTCTTAAATATACGAATACTGCTCTTTTGTTTAAAAAATCTAAATCTTCAATATTATTAAATAATGTTATAATCGCATCCATACACAGCTTTTCATTTGCATTTGTAATTTTGTCTTTTAGCTTTTCATTAACAATGTGAATATTTGCAATGTCTTCCTTTAAAATAAAGCTATCTTCAGGTGACGGAGACACTTGGTGTGATTCTATGTAAGCTTTATCTCTAAAACTTAAATTTTCATCATGAAGACTTACGTGCCTATTTCTATTTTTAACACGTTTTTTACTTTGAATAATTAAAAAGTTTTTAGCGCATACGTTAAAATAAGAAAACGCTTTTGAACCTTTTGCCGGATCAAACTTTTCCAATATTTCAAATAAAAAACTTACACAATCATTCTTTAGTTGGAAAAAATGATCTTGGCTGTAGGAGAAACCATGAATAAAAATTAAATTTTCTGCTAGCTTTTCAAAAGAAGGCTTTATGTCTGTCGTATATATTTTGTTTTTTTCTTTTCTTATCTCTGAATCTTGGTATCTTACAACAGCATTGTGCGCATCTTTACCAAAGTAAGGACGCTTTTTAATCTTTTTTTGCTTTGGTGAATTACCTGCTATACTCTTTGTCTTAGCTGTCTTTTTCTTTAGTTTCACTTTGTATCCCAGAATCAGAAGTTAGCTTATTAGCAATTTTTAAAATAGCAATGTGACATTGTTTAATATCATTAATAACCTGCCTTACTTCTACTGAATCAAAGAAAATTGGCTTTTGGACAACTTCATTCATCTTCTTATAATGATGATTTAATAAATCAAGACTCTCTTCTATTGATTCTTCTACAGCTAGAATAATCATTGAAAAATCATAAAGCTTTTTTGCGCAAAAGCAAAAAAGCAAAAATAGTAAAACGATAATAGCAATATAAACATATTCTGGTAAAAACACTATAGTACTTCCGCAAATAATTTATTATACTTTTTAATAATTGCATTTTTTGAAAAATTTTCACAAATATGATCAGATATATTCAAAGCATTATTTTTATTGTATTCGTAATTATAATACACGTTATCTAAGTTTGTAAAATAAGATTCTGTTGAAGGTTCAGCCCATTTAGTATCTTTAACAAATATTCTATTATCTATTTTCTTAGCAGGTATTGGTATCATTGAATAGTCAACAGGAAGAAAGGGTTGTCCTTTTAAAAATTCTAAGTGCCCTGAATAATTTGTTGTTATTATAGGCAGCCCAGCGGCGGCGGCCTCAATAAGCGGCAATCCAAAACCTTCTGCTCTTGTGAGAGAAACATAACATTTAATATCTTCGTGCTTATATAGCGAAGCTAATTCTTTTTTAGTCATATCACCATGCAATAAATATATTTTTGGATACTGCGCATTACCTTTTGCTGATCTTGCTATTTGTGAAAAATATTCTTTTGTTTTCTTTCTATCAAATGTAGAATTCTTACCTAAACATGTTTTAACAACAATACCAACGTCTTTATTGTCTTTAAATTTATTGCATAACAATAATACTGTGTTAGCTAGATTCTTTCTATCTTGATCTGGCTCTGTATGAGTTAACATACCGACAGTTAGAAAATTAAATTTCGTGCTGAGGTTTAAATTAATTTCTTCTATCTTAGCATCATTAATTGTTTCGTGGTACCACTCGGGTATAACTTCTATATTCTTAAGTAGCATTCCCGATCTTTTTAAAACGTTTTTTGTAAATGTAGAAGGTACGATAATCTGATCCATTTTATTGCAGCATTCAATCCACGCTGGGTTACACTTATCAGATTCTACAGCTGCTGTTATTCCTACGTTAAACTTTCCTAATTCTGGGTTCCACTCATCAGGTAATTGAACCTGGAATGTAACATCGTAAGGTGCATTTAGCGGTTTAGATCTTTCCATAATTTCTGCAACTAAGCCGTCTTCTTTGGCTCCATCTACAATCCAAGAACAATTCCCCCAGTTTAGACACTCTACGTCTATTTCAAAATTTCTTTTTTTACTTTCTGACAGCAACCAGCTAAAAACCTGCCTTGAATGAACTCCGTACCCACTATTTGTAAGAAGAGGAGCTCTTACTAAAATTCTTTTCATTTATATTCCTTTTTAGTACTCAAAAACTTTCCAAGAAGTTTTTTCTTTTTTTTCTTTAAAATCTTTTATCGCTGACGTCATTGACGCGTCCCAGAGATCAACAGTTTTTTGCAGCGAGAATTCTGTTCTTGCATAGTTTAAAACTTTCTTTCTTAATTTTTTGTATTCTTGTGGTTTTTTCTTCCACATTTTGTAAAGCTTCATTAATCCTTGCGCAGTATTTTTATTTGTAACATAATCTTCATAAATGTAAGGCACATTTTGACTGCCGACTAGAGTCTTAAGATCGATTTTTAATGCAACCCCGTTTTCTCTGCCCGATCTGTGGTCTATAACCTGTCTAGTCAACCCGCCTGTTTTTGCTGCAATTATAGGAGTACCTGTCATCATTGCTTCTAAAGTTGACAAACCAAAACCTTCAGCAAAAGATATGTTTATGCAAAAGTCTGTTATATTATATAACACATTCATTTTTTCAAACTCTAGCCGCTCTCTAGAAAAGAATACGTTGTTCTGTATTCCTAATTCTTCAGCAGTTGCAAATAAGTTAGGGCCCTCTTGATCTGTCGGTTCTGTATGCATGATCAATGTGGCTTTTCTATGGCCCTCTCTTTTTTCAATTTGGTCTAGAAAAAGCTTCCAAGATTCTAGCACATCATTAGGTCTTTTTCTTTTTGCATTTCTATTAACCCAAATCCCTACAAAGTGATCGGAACGGTCCGGACCTAAAAGGCTTACTTTGTGTTTTCTTTTTTCTTCGTCAGATAGCGGAAAAAATAACTTCTCTGGTAGCGCATGAGGTATAAAGTTTGTTTTTTCTGGGTAGTGTTTTTTTAACATTGTGTATGTCATATGAGAATGACAGTTTATAACATCTGTGCCTTCATAGTAGGGCTCGTTAAACTTTGGAAAAGGATAATTGTCCCAAACATGCCACCAGACTATTGGGCATACCTGATGAACTTCATCTTCCATATCAAAAAGCCATGTAAAAAACCTAGGATCTGTGAATATAAATAAAAGATCAGGCTTTTCTGTTGCCAAAGTTATTCTTAGTAGCTCTGGCGTGCCAAATCCATCAATTGGCTTAATTATGAAATCATCGTTGACAACAACAGTTCTATAGTCTGTATGTTTCATAGCAGCACCAAACTGTCGAAAAGTCCACTTGTTTTTCTTTAACAGCCCTTCAATAAGATGCCTTGTTTGTGTCCCAACACCGCTAGTAGAAAGTGCATGATCTGAAAGAACTAATATTTTAAGTTTTTTATTTTCCATAAGCCTACATCCTCATCAAATATATAGTAATTTTATACATCTTGATTCAAAAGTAAACTTTTTTACCAAATTAGTAAATGATATTAAGTACAATATTCGGTTCCCGAATAAGGGCAAAATTTGCAACTATGCTTATTTTTTAAAAACATTCCTTTTCTTACAGACTTAATCATATTCCTCATTAGCTTAATGCCTTTTGCATATGTCTTAGGACCTACTCCGACATTTACAATATCACAAAGCTTGCCGGGTTTAGCACCACGCTTAAGTAAAATAAAAGCGCAGCGTACGTCTTTCAAGGGAATATTGTGTTTCTTTGCCCAAAAATGTTTATATAGGATAAGCTGTGCTGTCATCCCCAAATCTTGCTTTTTATCTCTTCGCCATCCGTATGCTCCGGCTGTCTTCCAGTCAACGATCCAATATTCGTGACCTTTACCTCTTTTTTTAGGAACTTTAAAAACAGCATCAATAAAGCCTTTGAAAGAAAGATCCTTGTCTAAATTTTCTATTTCTTCATATAGCTGTTCTTCAGCTTTAAAACATTCCCAACCCGGTAGTTGTGTATCTAAAAAACCTAGCACTTCATCCCACATATTATTTGCCCAACTTTCCCACTCTTCAACAGGCTGATGTTTATACCAACCCGGTTGCTTCGAATACCATGCTGGGTCTTCAAATCCAGCTTTCTGCCAGCTTTCTTTCATAACCCCTAGTATTTTATCACGGTCTACTTTGCCGGTCTCTATTAGCGTTTCACAGCCTTCATGGACTGCTGTTCCAAAGTGAAGATAAGGACTGTCCTGGAACATATCTATCTTATCAATGTACGTTAGCTTATGTCTGTAGCTGCATTCTTTCCACTGTTTAATTTCAGAAAAAGAAATGTGTGGTTTTCCTGTTGGGAATAATTCCTGTATACTCATTTTCCACCCTTTGTTAGAAATATATCAAATCTGGATTTGATATGTTAAGATATATTAATATTACACAGGATATATCAGATTTACACAATTAATTCCGGATCATACAGCGTATACTTTGCAGTTAATTCTTCGTTAGGCTGGATATCTTTTATTGTTACTAAAAATAAACAATCACCGTCCTTTAGTATCTTACAGTTTGGCTCGATTTGATTGTGATTAAAAAACCCACCCAAGGGGGTTCTTATGTAATTATTTTCAAAAAGTGGATTAAAAATATGGGTTAACCCTAAGTTTGTATTTATTTTAATTTTTTCTGTTGAAAACAAACCTAGACCATGAACAGTTGATGCTTTGATTGTTAGGACAGAAGGCAGAGGCTTATACATTTAATAACTCATTATTTTTTCTTCTAGCGAATATTTTGGTGACCAGCCTAAATCTTTTATAGTCTCGCTTATATCTGCCAACGTCTCTTGAACCTCTGCAGGACGAGCTGGTATTATATCTTGTTTATCACCGATCATGTTAGCTATTTCCCGTATTGAATAATTTTTACCTGTACCAACATTATATACCTTGTGAGATATATTGCAGCTGGATTTGTTCATTGCACATATATTTGCTTCCACAACATCACTAATATATGTAAAATCTCTTCTTTGCGTACCGGGAGAAACTATAGTCATAGATTCGCCATTTTTAATTTGGCGTTTAAACAATCCAATGACCGGTGCATATTCACCTTTAATCGGCTCTCTTGGGCCGTATACATTAAAATATCTTAAAACTATGCTAGGTACACTGTAAAGTTGACTGTAAAGTTCGCATAATCTTTCGCCCATCCATTTTGACATAGAATAGGGATTAAGGCAGTCTGCGGGCATATTAGGTGCAAACGGAATTGTATTCTGTTTACCGTACAGAGATGAAGTACCTGAATATATGACTCTTTTAATTCCGTTTAACCGTGACCATTCTAGAACCCGCTGTGTACCTATTACATTTACTTCAAAACATTCATTTGGCGCGCCAATTGTGGGTTGAATCCGACTTCTTGCTGCCAGATGAAAAACATAGTCAACATCAACAAAAGCGCTGAAACAGTCATCTTTAGATATATCTTTATGCCAATACTGCGCATCTAGATTTGTGTAAAATATCTCATTTTCTTGCGCTGACAGATCATCAATTACTCTGACTTCATACCCTAACTGAATTAGTCTATCTACTATGTGTGAACCAACAAACCCGCAACCGCCTGTTACTAAAATGGTTTTTTCTTTATTAGTAATCATTACAATACTGCCCTATGTCAATTTTTAAAATATCTATCTGCGTTAACTACTTTATCACAAATCAGCAAATCATAGGCGGGTTTTTTACCAACACTTAAGATGTGATATTTACAACCCCATTCATTTAATTGCATTTTTGTGATATCATACCAGTCTATTCCGGTAACTGTTCCACGTGCTGTGTAATAAGTTATTTCATTTCCTTCATCGAACAGCTTGTTTATTTTTTTAATTCTAGAAAAAATAGGTAGTGCTAAATTATAGTCTCTTTCATTAAGATAGTGACATATTGTTTCATCAATATCAACATAAATTTTCATCTTTCCACCCAGATAAGCATTTTTTAATATTATCTAATCTATCTAAAAGTACAGGAATTCTCTCAATCTGAACTTGACAGTCCCCATCAGAAACTGCTGTTTCTGGCTTAAGATGACACTCAGTAAATATTCCGTCATAGTGAAATATCGGCGAAGATAGAAAAAATCTTTCTGCGACCTCTCTTCTACCTTGTACACCATAAACTTCTCTACTTCTTTGAGTGGCATGTGTGCAATCAATGATAACTTTATCATAGTGTTTTTTAAGTCTATCAACAATATCTACATCTACAACTAGCCTGTGATATCCAAACGCTGTGCCTCTTTCTGTTAACCAAACTTCAGCATCTGGGTTTGTATTGCGAACTTTATCAACAGAGACAACTAGATTGTTTGGACCAAGCCATTGGCCTTTTTTAATGTTTATTTTGTTAAAATGCTTTGCACATTCTACGATTAAATCAGTTTGCCTACATAAAAAAGCAGGTATCTGTACTACATCAATAACATCAGCTATTTTTTCTACTTGCCATGGCTCATGAACGTCTGTTATTAGTTTAATATTCGGATTTTCTTTTTTTACTTTTCTAAATATGTCAAGGGATGATTCTAACCCGGGACCTCTACCTCCGTTAATGCTTGTACGGTTTGCTTTATCAAATGAAGCTTTGAAATACCATTCCCTATCTTTCATATAGGGCTTTAAGTACGCCAAAGACTTCATATAGTTTTCCTCGTTTTCAATAGAACAAGGCCCTAAAATAAAAAAATTACTCATTGTTATTCTCCAGTTTAATTAATTCTGATATTATTTCTAATTCTTCCGGTGTGTCAATTTGGAAACTTCTTATTAAAGGCATCTTTACAGTTCCAATTCTACCACTATATCTCAGCTTACTTTTCATTAGTCTTTGTTTCGTGGTTATATAAAACGCTCCGTTTTCAATCAAAAGTTCAGGCATCATTTGCCTTCTCGGACGTCTACTAGGTGTCCAGTCAATAGGTGTAACATTGTTTTCTAATTCTATCCATCTCGGTACCCAAGTTTCTATTGTTGAACTAAAAACTGAATCACAGTCTTTGTTTAAAATCATTTCAATTCCCTTGTCAATATCAGATGATTTAACAAGTGGGGAAGTTGTTTGAATAAAAACTAGTATATCAAAGTCTTCTTGATTTGCAAAATGCAATAGCGCGTCTTCGCACTTAGCATCGTCAGTTGCTAGATCATCCGGTCTGTCTATAACTTTCGCTCCAAAACTTTCAGAAATAGATTTTATTTCACTGTCTTCTGTTGAGATATACCGTTCTGTTATGTATTTTGATTTTCTTGCTGCTTCCAAAACATAATAGATCAAAGGCTTTCCCGAAACATCAGCAATATTTTTTCTAGTGACACCTTTACTACCGCCTCTAGCAAGAGTAATAGATACTATTTTGGGATATTTTTTCATTTTTGTACCCTGTTTATTCTTTTAGTTTTTTATTAATAATTTCTACATGATCACATTTTGGATCAAAAGAAGAATATGTGTAAAATTTAAACTGTACATCTTTCTTTTTAGGGAAAAATTCTGTTAGGAATTTTTTCATAATTGGTGCTTTTCCTATTCCAGACTTTTGTGGTGCATGTTTTTGTTGATTCGAGGAGCAAACTGTCATGTATTCTGACTCATAAAAATCAACCCCTAAAACTGTAATCTCGTCAAAATCATACATCGTAGCCAGCTCTACTGTTGATAATACACCCATTGTTGGAAATCCAGGAAGTCTTAACTCGCTAGCATCTCTCGGCGCCGACCATTTTAAAATTTCTTCACTAATATAGCCGCTTGGAATTCTATTTTCATCTAAAAAAGATTTTATTGGACTAGGTCTATGATATGGATTCATTCCAAAATATTCTTTTTTTAAAATATTTAACCGAACCATATCTGTTTTTAATACTTTATAGTTTTGCGGGTGTAAAATTGCAAAGTGTTCTCTACAAACATAATGATGAAGCTTTTTAGAATTAATTAAAAAGTTTGCCAAGTATGGAATTTGTAATTCTCTTGTCCAATCATTTACAAAAACACATAGATCGTAGTCTTCTGGGTTTAGCGTTTTTACATATTCTACTGATTTACCCCTAGATAGTATTATTGCTTTTTTCATTTTTCCTCTTTCTTTAAAGTTCTAAGATAAGAATTACCCATTCTTTCTTTTTCTTTTGTGATTGATGGACAATGACTGCCTACTGAATGGATTAGTTCATAGAAAAGCATCATGCAAAGTACTTCAACAGTATGAAAATATTCACAATCAAATATTAACTCACTATTCCCTTTTTTTAACAATTGTGATTTTTGTCCGCTTACCATGAAAGTATCAATACCCATATCATTTGCCCAGTGTAAAGCGCCTATAACATTGGATGAATTACCAGAACATGAAAGACCGATTACAAGCGTTTTCTTCGGATCGTCAATTTTAGCAATAGTTTCAAGCCATCTAATAAATACACTAGCAAAACCGTGGTCGTTTGAATTTGATGTAATGTAGCCTACACTATCAAAAGAATACACAGATTTATCTTCAATTAATCTTGACATGTCTGTTGCCATATGACTAGCAACGTAATGAAGACCTCCGTTACCAATTACATATATTCTTTCAGCATTTTTTATTTTTTTAACTAAATCATAATAATCTTTGCTTAAAACAGCTTTTTTAAATTTTTCTTCTAAGTTTTCAAATTGAATTATCATATAAACCTCTTACAATTTCTTCAAGATTAATTTCAAAATACTTTTTTTCAATTGTTTTCTTGACAATATCTCCTGATTCATTAGGCAGTATGCAATTAACATTGTCTTTTGTTGTATTTTTCTTATCCATCAATAGTATTTTAATATATTTCTTGTTATTATACAATAAAAAAAGAATACTAGTATATTTTTTATTAAACTTTAAGTAAGTAGACATTGAATCTGGAAATATATTTTCAATCGTGCTATTGTTGCTTATTTTATTGGCAATGGCTATACCTAATCCTACAGCAATGCCATGAGGTATCTTATACGCTGTTAAGGTCTCTATTGCGTGACCGAAAGTATGACCGTAATTCATAATATTTCTTAGACCCTTGTCAAACTCATCTATTTCAATAATTTCTTTTTTTATCAAAAGTGCTCTTTGAATAAGACTGTTTGCTACTTGACAAGTATTAATTGCATTAATCAGCTCATAGTCTTTTATTCTTTTTTGTTTATCAAGAAAAGCTATTTTTATTATTTCTCCAAGCCCGGACTGTATTTGCTCTTCTTCCAAAGTACTTAAAAACTTATTGCATAAAAATATTCCTTTAGGCGGATTAAAATTACCTATAAGATTTTTATAACCCTTGAAGTTAATTGAAGTTTTGCCCCCTATGCAACTATCACACTGTGCTAACAAAGTTGTTGGAAAAAAGTACCAATCAATACCTCTATAGATGATTGATGATATAAAGCCAACAATGTCCTGTACTACACCCCCGCCTATTCCTGCGATAGTATTGCCTCTTTTTAATCCATTCTTAATAAGCAACTCAATATAATCAGTGCATTTGCTTAAGTCTTTGTTGGATTCAATTGCTTCTATAGTTAGTATTTTTTCTTTTTCTATATCACTAAAAAGATCGCTATGTAGGTTATAAACTTTTGAATCTACAATTAAAAATTCATAATTGTTTATCATATTTTTAATATAGTTCGAATCAGAAAATAAAACTGAGTAATCTCTTATTGATGATTTAACTATCATGAAGTGTATCTTTTTTTCTCATGTGGCTCCTAAAAACTGATTAAGTGTATAGATTATATACTGTATTTCTTCTTTTTTCAATCCGTTATACATGGGTAAACACATAATATGATCAGTTAAAAACTTAGAATTTTTTAATTCAGATTCCAAGCATCCCATTTTTTTAGAAATAGACTGTTGACTACATAATTTTTCGTATGTGAACGGAGGTAGTTCTATATCTCTACTTTTGCAAAAATCTTTAAGATTTTTACGTGTCTCTTTCTTGTTAACAAAAACGTAATATTTGTAATAGCAAGACGTGGAATTTGAAGGAAGGTCAAACTTTCTTACGCTACTATTGAATCTTATATTTTTATTATAACTTTTTGCTATTTCTTGTCTTTCACTTATTATTTTGTTGGCATTGTTTGTATGAAGCTGTGCTAGCACAGCAGTTATTTCTGACATTTTATAATTTGAGCCTATCTCAAAAGATTCATAATTATTGATGCTCCTGTCAAGTCCAATAGCCCTAATTCTCCTCATTTTAATAGCTAAAGCTTTGTCATTAGTTGTAATGATTCCGCCTTCACCAGAAGTTAAAACTTTTGAATGATGGAAAGAAAAACATCCAGCGACACCAAAGTTACCCGAGTTAATATCATTAAAAGACGAACCATGAGCACAAGCTGCATCTTCAATTAGATATATATTTTTGCTTTTACACCAATCTCTAATTTTAACAATTTCATCAGTCACAACACCTCCCACATGAACAATCATAACTGCCGCTGTGTCTTCACGAACTGCATCCTTTATGCTTTTCAGGCTTAGGCTTAATGTTCTCACGTCAACGTCAGCGTAAATAGGTACAGCACCAGAGTTAAAGATAGACATGGGAGAAGCTATGAAAGTGTACGAAGGAACAATAACAGACTTTCCTGTTATATCTAAAGCTTTCAGTATACACTCTAAACCTGTCGTGCAGCTGCTTACTGCAATTGAATACTTTGATTTGTTAAACTCGCACCAAGCGTCCTCAAACTTTTTTACATTAGGACCGCCGTCAGTTAAGTAACCTAGCTCCAAAGATTTCTTAATCTCATCATTGACAAACTTAATATCATCTTCGCTATACCGAAGTCTGTATTTTTTAATCATCATCTCAGTTTGCTCCAGATATTTTCATACATGGCTTTTGCATAAATTAAATCTTCTCTAATGTCAATATCAACACATTCGTTAGGGTCTACAATAAAAGTTTTATGTTCTTTAGTAATTCTAGATTGACACTCCTTAAAGAGTTTTTTTCTAAACACGTAAAATCCTGATTCTCTGTATATTGTCTTCATGTACTGGGTGCCTAACAAATTATCAATACTGTGATTTACTGGTACACCATCCATCCAAAATCTATCTTGTACTGGATATAATCCAAAGCAAGATCCAATGTGCTTATTGTCGTTCATCAAATTAAATGCTTTGTCTATTGTCAGGCTGTTTAAAAAAGGTGTTGTTACAAAAAACTGTCCAATTATTTCATCATCTATGTGGTTAAGCGCATGATTAATCAGGTCATTTCCTGATGTTTCTGGACTATTTAACGTTATAGGTCTTTTGATTGTCTTAAAACCACTTTGATTAGCTATTTTTAAAATTTCATCATCAGAACTATCAACGTAAACACTGTCTACACACTTACATTGCTTTATCGTGTCGAACAGGTGTTGATATAAAGGTTTTTCACCTAGCATCATTGTATTTTTACCTGGTAGACGCTGGTTGTTTGTTTTTATGGGTATTACTATACTTGCCATTTTTAGACCTAGATTAGTTCTGTTATTTCTTGTATTGTAAACTTTTCTGCGTCTTGCGAAGAAAGACCATCAGAAAATATTTTCTCGTGTTTATTTTCACCTTGTTGAAGTCCTATCTCTTTTACAGATACAGTATTGCCATTTGAATATTTTGATATCATTGCTTCTAAAAGGTCACCCATTTTCATAGATTTCATGTCTGGAACCCACGGGTCAGAGTTTTCTGCCTTTTCAAGGCATTCAAATAATAAGTCCACTGCTTGATCGATTGTCCAGAAGAATCTTGTTGCATCTGGGTCTGTTATTATAACTTCGCCACCTTCCTCGATTATTTTTTTCCATTTGCATAGAACAGAACCGGTTGAATACAGGACATTTCCATAACGAACAGTTCTGTATGCTGTCTTTTCATTTAGATCTTCAAACTGTCTCACTAATCCTTCAGCAAGAAACTTAGTTGCGCCATACATTCCGGAAACTATTGCAGCTTTGTCTGTACTGACGTTTAAAAAGAATTCTAAACTTTCATCAATTGAGTGCTCTAGAAGATTTAAAGTTCCAATCACGTTTGATTTTACGCACTCTCTCGTCTGAGTTTCAGCTATTCCTACATGCTTAAAAGCTGCTAGATGAAAAACACAATTAATGTTGTGTTTGAAACATTGACGTACTATAAAAGGATCAGATATATCACCGGTGATGATTTTTATAGATTTATGGTCTTGTAAAGTCTCAATTAACTTTCCTTCATCTCTCGCAACAACAGTAATATTACAATTATACCGCGTCAATCTTTCTAATAATTTTCTTCCTAAAAAACCGGTGCCGCCCGTGACTAAAATATTTTTCCCACTTAAGTTAAACACTCTTTTCTCCTATTTTGTATCTTTCAATTTTGATCTTTGATTTGCAATTTTGTCAAAATTACTTAAATTTTTATCTTGCGGACGCTTTACAAATAAAGCTCGCCACCTTTTTTCTTGTTTTTCATCTAGTAGATAAGACATTGTGATTGCCTTTCTATAATGACTATTTTTCGTAACACCGTGGAAAGAAGTCTTAGTGTTCTCAAAAATAACAACTCTATTGAATAGAGGCTCGACCTTTTTAGTACAATTTTTCATATCGTTAGACCATATTTCTAAGCAGCCTTCGTCTTCACTTTTCCAATCTTGAGTCAGATATATCATACAAGTCAATATTTTTCTTTTTTTCAAATGTGGGTGGAATAAGGAATCACTATGAATTAATTGGTGAGCACCGGTGGTGTTTATTCTAAGACCGGTGTAATGCCAGTGAGTGTCAGGCTGTATACCCTCAATGCCAGTGATTTTTTCCAGAACATTGCAAAATTCAATCGAATTTATGTTATACAAGAATGATCTGCAAAGTGGGGGCATTTTTCCAGGCTTACTAATTGCATTCATACCGGACTCAAAAATGTTTTCATATTCTCCAATATTAGCTCTAAATCGAAACCAATCTTTGTTTTCATAGGCTGGAAAATTATTACCAACAGCATTAAGTAAAGACTCTTCAAAAAAATTATCAATAACAACATACCTGTATGGTTTTGTTGAGCTATTGTAATCTTTATTCAATTGTGCAAAATTTATATTGTTTATTATTGAATTCACTTATTTTCTCTCAAATTCATATCCAAAATGTTCTATATCAGCTTTTAGTAAATTATACACTGAATCAGTAGTTTTTTCATTATAAAAATGAGAATAATGAGGTCTAGACTCAGGTTTCTTTAGATGAGCTAATTTTTTTATAGGCGTACCTATTTGCCTGCAGACTTTATTGAAGTCATCTTGTAGATTTTCAAACCTGCCTATAAAGTCAACGCCTTGTGTGTAGTCTCTCATGATGGGAAACTTGAACCAGTCAGGTCGAGCCATTCCTTTTTCAACGTATGTTTTAAAATCTGAATTACATTCATTGACTATAAACCTTCTGCGATATTTTTGAGGATGTTCCTCCTTCCACCGTGGAAAGAGGGGTACTACCTCAAGATATCTTTGAGGATATCCTTTTTTTTCATTGTCCCGATAAACCTTGATATCCCAAAAAAAACATGATAAAAACCAGTCCCATGGATTTCTTACAAATGAAAACTTAAAACATTCGTTCCAGACATCAATTCCATTTGTTTGAAGATATTGATGTGAGCTGAAATGATGTTGTTCTTTTACTATTTTTTGCTTTCCATCTTTAAAGTTAAACATTGTTTCCCTATACCCATCACCTCCTCCAAAATAGTCTTCAATACTAGAGCCGCCTGTTTTTACAAAGTGTATAAAGACTACCTTATGTTCGTCATTTGTCATTGTTTCTCCGAAAATAAATATATTTTTGGTTTGAGCTAATATCTTTAATAGCTAGTTTTTTATCCCATTTTTTGTTTCCTACAAAATGGTCCGCGGTCCACCAGCTTCTTAATATTCTCCAGTCTCTTGGCATACAGTATTGCGAAGTTTTAACCTTAACTTTGCTTTGTATGAATTCATTAAAGACATGTTCGTTTTTATTAAACTTTTTTAATTTTTCAACTTTATGCAAACTATCAAAATTTAAGTAAAATTGACATAATGCTTTTTCAATGAAGTCGCTAGGTCCAAAAAGAAATACGTCAGATGCTGACTTTTTTGCAAAGACTTGGCATTGCCACAGATAATTTAAATTTTCTAATTCATCTAAAAAAATGCTAGACGAATGTTGCACATCAGGTCTAGTTACAATAATTGCATCAAATTTTATGTTATTATTATTTTCATAATCTTTTAGCATTAAAAAGGATTGATAAAAACTATACCACACAGACTTAATTGCTTCGTACGATCGACCAAATATTTTTCTGGTATTGGTTTTTAGAACTTGCTTTTCAATTTTAACATGACAATCTTTATAACAATGTTTAACTTCTTTTAGACTAGTTACTTTTATTTCTTTTGCGCCTTCATGCCAAGTCTTAGTTGTAAATTCTTCTTTTTCCCATGTATGAATAAATATTTTATACTTGTGACCGCTATGCTCAAGCTTGTTTAAAACATTAACTCTAAATGCCTGGTGTGTATCTCTAAAGCTTCTTAAGTGACCATGAAATATAATACCTATGTTCAAAATGCAAACCTTTCTGGATAATCAGAACAAACACCGGCAGCTTTCTTAATTTCAGCTAAAGAATTGTTACCAGCCTCGGGCATTACACAGATTGAATTTTTTGTTAATTTTTTACCCGGGTACGTCCACATGAAACCGTCGCTAGTAAGTGTTACATCGTCATCTTGATGCCAAAAACATCTTATGTTGTTTTTATTCATTTCATAAAGAGCATTAATATTTTTTGCGTGACACCAAAGCTTATTGTTTTGCAAAAAACTAAGATTAATAAAATAATCCGGAGTATCATGACCTAAAAACCATTCGTTGTTAATGTACCAAACATCTATTTCAACGTCATATCCTAATTTAATTACTTCTAAAATATTGTTAGGTTTGTTTTCTTTTTCCCTGTTAGGTCCTTTAACATTGCCTCTATGTGAGATTACTTTAAAGGACATACTTGTCGCCCGGCACTGACGGTGTTTTAATACAAACTATTTCACAGTCTTCAAAGAAAACAGGATCTGATAATTCCCATGGAAATACTACGAATATGTCGCCTGAATTTAGGACATGACCACACATTTTCATTTTTCCTTTCACTAAAAGGTTAATTTCTGTACCGATCTTATGCGTATGTTTATCCCAAACTTCTCCTTTCAGGTGTATTCTGTAGCATGCTTCAAAATCTTTAGTTTTAAAAGCTGTTGGGAGAAAATTGCCTGCAAACCAACCTGATTTCATATCTTCTAATCTAAATTTTTTCATAGACCCACATCTCCCCATTTAATGTTTTCAAAACCCTCATCTGTTTTTACATTAACACTAACTGATCTTCTTGATTCGTCTAAGCTAATATTATCGTTAATCAAAACTCTAACTCCGCTTGTAACACCCATTATAAGCTGATCCCAGCAAAAGCCTAGGCTAATTAAATATTTTTCTGTCATAGATCTTGCTGACTCTTTTCTAGCAGTGCACAATATAATTTTATGACCTTTTGAGTCCCATTCGTTAATTTTTTTTAAAACGCCTGGTAAGGGTTTTTGTTCGTTTTTTATTAAATCACTAAATTTATGCGCATGATTGATTATCGTACCATCGATATCACAAAATATTGTTTTAGGCTTTGGAGTTTTAAATTCCCCTATTTTTCCAGCGTATACAGATATATCGTAAGGTGTACCTAAAGAAATATAATTTCCAGGGCTAACAGGTAACGCGATTATATTTTTACCTTCTTTTATTAAGTAATTATATGTTTCTGAAATGTAACACTCAGGTTTTCCTTGCGATTCAAAATCTTTTAAAAGTTTTTCTGCAGAATTAACAAAATCTAAACCTGATTTCCAGTAATGAAGACCGACCAATGCGTGGTTACTAATTACCTTTTTTTCTACTATTTTTATTACGTTATTTTGTTTGTCGATTGATGCAAAACTATTTTTTGAATTATTTGAGCTATACGTAAGAATTGAACCACATGCATTAGCGCTTCTTGATGCATCTAAAAAATTAGCAGCATTCCATTCTAATATTTGATCACAATTTGTAATTATTAGTTCTTCATCATTGTTGATCAAATCTTTTGCATACAAACTAGTTTCAACAGAGCCTCTAGTAGGATTTTTAATCTTAATCTCTACTGAACCGGGTGCAATAGATTTTAAGTGACAAGTTAATTCTTCATTGTATATTTTTCCGAAGTCTCTTGTAATGAAAATTATCTTTCCATAAATGTTTAAAGATTCAATAGTATGCTGTATTAATGTCTTACTAATTACTTTAATTAAAGGCTTAGGCTTTCTAAAGCCTTCTTTTAAAAATCTAGATCCTAAGCCTGACATGGGTATTATTATATTCATAAATCATCTCTTTGATTTGTTATTATTTTTTTGAACACCAATCACCTAAGTGGGCTACTATTGCCTTTTCATTTTGGTGCCCATACATAAAATTACCCCACAATAAGTGCTGATTATAAATGGCAGATGCACATTTTTGACATCCATTACCTACATGTGGACCTGACGATAATGGCCATTGATGCCCCCAAGCTTTTTCCGGATCTGTACTTTTATTGCTAAATCCGCAATCTCGCATTTCATCAATCATATACATTTCTGCTTTTTTAATATCTTTTTCGAGATGCGATGCGCCTTTTGCCTTTTCAAGAGGACAATACTTATTCAAGGCAGGGACAATAAAGTCTTTGCAAAAAGAAACTTTTGCAAAATGGGGGTTTCCCGAAAAAAAAGATATTCGAGTTAGAGGAATTCTAGTGTTCATATCATTTGCCTCAATACAAACCCAATCCCAATTTGAAGCAGAACACATACTATTGTAATATTTTTTTGTTAAATCGAATCTAGACAATCTAACGTAATTAACACCTTTTGTTTCTTCCATACTCTGAATTATATTTTTAATTTCTATGTGCCTTATAAACTTCCAGTCATGCTCAAGAAAAAACATGTAAGGCTTTTTGCACTCATTGACAAACTTGATCCAATTGCCCCTTAGAGTTTCTCCGTTCTCTTTTTTCACAATAGCATTAATACCATCTTGCTTAAGCCTATCACACATATCTTCTAGATAACTCTCATATTTACCCATTAATAATGGATGACTTTTTTTAAATCTTGCATCAGGCCCAATAGAAAACTGAACATCTTCTAAATTAAAAGATCCATGGCAGGATCTGATGGTTTGTTCAATCATTTTATTTTCTATATAAGGATCAGTATTGGCATTTACAATATGCGTAGGTACAAAAACTTCTAAATAATCACTTAACTTCATTTTAGCCTCATCATTTTTTCAGGTCCTTTCATGTGAACTATTACAGATTTTTCATTTGTACTTATCCCGTTAAATTCTTCAGGAAAAGTATCGTATTTTATATCTTTTAAAATGTTAATATGTTTATGCATAACTGTATTCAATGAATCTTGATCTGCGTACCAGTAGTTTAATATATCTAATTTTACGGCTTCGTTTTTCCACTCTTCTAGTATTTCTATGTTTTTATCAGAATATTTTGACCAAACCATTCCACAGTTACACCTAAAAGGATTCATTGCTTTTGCCCTTATTGCAAAGTCTCTATCACTTAACCACTCAAAAAACTTATCAATTTTACCTTCTAGGAAAACATCAGCGTCTAGCCAGAGTAAATCAAACTTTCCTTCTTTCATTAATGACGGCATTAGCCATACTCTGTTATGAGCACAATAATTTTTTTCATGAGTAGGATTATCAAATTTATAATTTTCAACTAAAAACAAAGCTTTGTTGTTTAAATTTTTCATTTTTTCAATGCTTTCAGAATTGACATTTATGCAAGATACAAATATTTGTATTTCTGGTTGAAAATTACTAAAAGATTCTAAGAGCTTTGATACAACAGGAACGTATTTTTCATTAGTTGTTGTTAGTACTTTAATCAAAATTACCTCTCAAGCATAAAGCTTCTAACTATTTTCTTACTAGTACCTTCTATATTTTCTCTACATGCAAATTCTAAAAGATGTTCATTACTGATATTTCCATACAAACCTCTGACAAATCCATCAGTGGGTACTTCAGCGATGGGATTGTAACCTGTATCTATAAAATTTTGTGGTTTCGCAATAGGCGTTGATACTACATACTTTGACTTAAAGCCTAGTTTAAAGTATTCTTTAAGAATCGCTTCAAAATCATTGTCATTGTTATAAAACTGGGGATGTACCTCTAATAAAAACTTAGTGCGTCCCGGGTTGTTTGAAAAATATTCCAGGCCTCCTTCAAAAACTTTTACTTCATG